CCTTGCTTATGCAATGAACTTCGGTTCTGAGCTAAGTAACTCCTGTCCCCAAGGGAACGAGGAAAATTACTCGTTGCTGCACGACCGATCAGACGGCGATAGCGGGCGAGCGGATACCTCTAGTACACGCAAGGATAGGCGAGGAATCACTTTTGGTGTGGTGACAACCTCGGCCAGGCTGGCAGAGAATCAAACCTCTGTTGTGCTAGGCACTCAGACTAGCGCCAAAACTATAAGTCCCTCTTTAGGGCACCAATTCTGGAAATTCTATGGTGATGATTGTATTTCCTATACTCACTCTGAGGGACGCATTGCAAGTCAAATTGCACCCACAAACCCGATGAAGAGGAAGAGTGGAAATCAATTTGAATTTGATGAAGAATTGGATAATGAATCTCCTCTAGCGAAGAAACTCAAGGTTGAAGTAGAGGAAAATTTTCATACCGGCCTTTGCAACTATGAAGTTGACGGCATCTGCGAATGCCAGGATTCCCTTGATGATACTGATTATGACACATCCACGAGTAGTGTTTATGATATGGATTTAAATTAGTTTATGGAACTACCAACTCCTGCCCTCAAGCAGGAAGAAAAACCTGCCGTTGCAAAACAGCAGGAACCAAAAACTAGACCTAAAATACCACCAAAACCTATTCGACCTGATTCAGCCAAAGTACATCAAAGTAAAGGAACTTACAAGGAAATCCTCACCGGTGAGGGAAGCAAAGACGGCAAGCGGAATTTTGGAAAAGGAAATTCTGCCGCTGCCAAAAAGCAGAAAATTACTTACGGAAAAGGAAATAAAGGACGTGGTCAAGGTGCACTTATTGCTTCTGTCAATGACGCAATTGCAGAGTCAAAAGGAGCAAAAGATGCAACAAGGGAAGCCTTATCCGATAAGAGAGATGGGAAACCATCTACCGAAAAACCCCCAGCTGAAATTAAACCGAAGAAAACCCCTGAAGAAAAATTTAAGGAGCTCCCTGATTCTTTGGTCAGAAATAGTAAAATTGTCCCCGGCTTCAAAATAGAGAATGAAGAACCTGTTCAAATTATCGTGTCTCGTCTTTATTTGATTTGTATAGCTATTGGATTTTTGCTTATTTTCGCTGGTCAGTATTTTGGAATTGTTTTGCCTTTTGTTAATTGGGAACCTCAGGAATGTATATCTGTGATGGAGAAACATTACATTTATGAGGAGTGTGGCATTGACACTTACCTGTTTAGTGGAAGCTATAGACCTATACTTGGTGAACTACTGCAATTATTGTCCGTTCGAGAGGATTATAATAGCCATGAGGTAGCTAACCGTATATGGTATAGTTGGAAGAGGTTTATGGTTTACCCTGAGGAAACGCTCGGAAAATTTGTGAAACCTATTTGGGTCGTTTCTGACCTTGGTTTTGATCTTGAATTGGAGAATATTAATGGAATGTCTCCAAGCTATTACTTTGAAATGACCAACACTATTAGTAAAGCTGTTTTCAATGATTATTTACCGTTTCACGCAACCGGGTGGTTTGAGGCATATGTCAGTCATGTCATAGGGAATAGGGATGAAGGTTTTTGTTTTTACACTGATTGGGTTTACAAAGGAAATGAAGAGTGCTGGAGTACTCCACGGGTGGAATTTTTCTACCCATCTGTTATTCCTCTAGTGCTCGTTTGTTTACTCATCATTCTATCCAGGATGGTCATGCTCTCTTATATGGATGTCACTAATTATGAAGTAGTTAGTTTCGATTCGTATTATGATTGTACCATTCCCGGAGACGAACGACCTGACGTAATTGCATCTGCTGACTTAAAGCATAAAGATCCTGTTTATGCTTACATGAAGCATGAGTTTCGATTCATAGCTGATTTAGTTCTCGGAGACCCCCTAGCCCACCATTTAAGATTTAGATTATCTAATTCACTGTTGCGAGAAGAGAAATACCTTGTTTCTCTCGAGTTGTACAGTCAGCTAGCGATAGCAAAATATGCTAACAACACTGATGGACCTCAAGTTGTTAGAGCAAATATTGATTATGCAGCTCGAGCTTTTCAATCTGTGAATTTATCTAAATTAGTGTCCTTTGCAGCTAAGGAAGAGAAGATGGTTGTCAATCGTACTTCTAATGTGGCCTATATGGCCTATTTAGAGTATTTAATTCATGACCGGATTCTTTTTCAAACACAGCCAGTTCGAGTCCGCGCTTTATCTATGGATATCGTTTCGGTGAGGTCGAGCTCCCGATCATTGGACGAATCAAATCTGATATTCGTATCAGCAAGACTCGTCCTGTTGATCTTTCTAGGAGGCCTCCTGTCCAGGTTGCTACTCTGGGTGTACTCACCGGAGCAGCTCTCCCGCATCCTGACCCGCATGATCCTAAGACAATGAAAGCTGGTGTGTTTAAGCGCATTGGTACACGCTTACCCGACCCAAATAAGAATACTCTTCGCAAGTTTCGGACCTTTGTCAGGCGATGGGTGAAGAAGAATTTGACTCCTCTGAGTCCTGATTCTGATTTATCCTTTGAAACTTGGCTTGGTAAGACCAATTATACTGAGTCTCGAAAAGCAGAGCTACGCCGATGTATGGCCAAGAATCCTAATATACGTGATCCAAAATATCATGCTTGTAAATGTTTCATGAAAGATGAAACATATTCAGAATACAAACATGCACGTGGGATTTTTAGTCGTACTGACGAGTGGAAATGTTTTATGGGACCCTATATAAAGGCCATCGAAGAGGTCGTATATTCTTTGCCCCAATTTATCAAGCATATTCCTGTGTCTTTAAGACCTGACTATATCATGAACTATTTATTCCGACCAGGGGCTAAGTTCTTTGCTACTGATTATACATCGTTCGAAAGTTCTTTTGTAGAGCAGCTCATGGATGTGTGCGGTTTTGAACTGTACAGATTCATGTTGTGTAAGATTCCTCAATACAGAGAATTTTTGTTCGCAATGCGAGTACTCAGTGGCAAGAACAAATGCTATTTTAAGAATTTTTGGTTCTCCATTTTCGCTACTAGAATGAGTGGTGAAATGGACACATCGTTAGCGAACGGATTTACCAACCTGATGGTAGGTCTGTTTTTATGCAAGATCACTGGATGCGGAACCCCGCAGATAGTGGTGGAAGGAGATGATGGGTTGGCAACTACGCCGACTAATCGCTATCCGACTCCTGATGATTATGCTCGTCTTGGTTTCAATATCAAGATCGAGACTCATGAACAGATAGAAACTGCAAGTTTTTGTGGTATTATATTTGATCGTAACGAGAGAGTTAACGTCACGAATCCTTTAGAAACTCTTTTCACTATTGGCTGGTTGCCTGAGCGGTATGCTCGTGCGCGAAAATCAGTTCAACTTGCTGTACTCAGATGTAAGGCCTTTTCGGCTGCTCACCAATATCCGGGTTGTCCTATGATATATGAGTATTCACAATACATTCTGAGGCTAACACGTCAGTATCACAAGGCTGCTGTCGACATTGTAACTAAGAAGAAAGGTTTCAATACTTACGAGCGAGATTCTTACTTGGCTGCGATCAATTCAGAAGGAAGAATTCCTGTTAGACCCACTGGCATGGCTACACGTCAGTTAGTTGAGCAGAAATTTGGAATCCCTATTGGTCAACAGATTGAGTTTGAAGAAATGTGCCGTAACAAACAAGAACTGTCGCCTATTGATGGCACGTCTTTGTTGAAATATGTTCATCCTAGTTGGATTGACTACTACAACAGGTATGGTGTAGAAACAGTTGATCGGATTGATTATCCATCGTTGACAGTTTTTCAAGCCGGGTGTTACAAGCGTTATTCAAATCGGACTTCGTTGTTCGATTCGATAGATGTTGATGATGATGAATTAATGGAAAAATTGGTTTAAATTCATCTTTGACTTCGTCTTTGGACCAGTATCTAAGGCAAGTCTGTTTGGCATACTGTGAAGGCCATTCAACCCTACAGTCGACCGCTGGTTTATGGGTTTGCACCTCAAAAAGGTGAAGGC